ATAGAAAGATTAAGAGCACTAGGTATACAATAATGGCTAAACAGGGACTCTATGCAAACATCCATGCAAAACGAAAAAGAATCGCAGCAGGAAGCGGAGAAAGAATGTCTTCAAAAAATAGCAAAACTAGACCTACTGCAAAAGACTTTAAAGAAGCGGCAAAAACAGCCAAGCCTCGCAGAAATACTAAAAAGCGTGGGTGATTGTGTCTAATGTGGTCATATTATATTTATTGGGGTTTTAATTTTGGGTTTGAGTGGTATGAGGGTGAAATAGATAATAAGCCTGTAGACTACTTTCTTATCAATATCGGCCCATTAAGAATACAGAAAGCAGAGTGGGCATAATGGTTAACTACTGTGCTAACAAAGTAAAATGGTAGACGATAGCCCTTGTAACGGTGTCTGTCGTATGAAAAACAATCATTGTATATCTTGTGGTAGAGATTACGAAGATTTAGCACAATGGTTATATATGTCTCGTGAAGCTAGATTAGAAAGAATGGAACAACTAAAAAATGGCAACTCTTGAAGAAATATTAAGACAGATACAAGGCGATAATAATGACCCTAGTATTGGTGTGTCTGGATATTATGCAACACCTCAAGGAGATGTTGGCGGTGCATTGAATAGTGATTATACTCAAGCCATGCAGTATAAAGACATGGTTAATCAAATGAATCAGCCTAAAGAAGTATTACAGTATAATGATATACCTGTAGACCAAGACCCATTTCAAGCATACGGTGGAAGAATATCATCTAATATTCCACTAGATTTACAAAAAAGTCTTAATATTGGTTTATCAGGACAAGGATTTAATAATCCATATTTTAGTCAACCATTAACACCAACAGGTGTAGATGCAACATATCAATCAGGTAATACTGGTTATGGTATAAGTTATGAACAATTATCTCCAGAACAAAAGAGATTATTATTTAGCATTACACAAAATTTTTGATACAATAAAAACATAACTAATAGTAATGACCCTTTTAGGAGTTACACATGATTAAAATTTATACAACTTTACGAGTTACTTGGGGTGTTTTATGCAAGGTTTAGAACACAATCCAACAAACGAAAAACGAAGTCTAGTCAAGACTTTAGCAGCAGTTGGCATTACCTTTGAAGATATTGCCACAAAATTAGGAATTTCCGAAAAGACATTAACAAAACATTACAGAAAAGAACTTGATGAAGGTCGTATTGATGCTAATGCAGAAATAGGTAGAGGTATATATCAAGTGGCTAAAGATGGCAATGTTTCAGCTATGATGTTTTGGTTAAGAACAAGAGCAGGTTGGAAAGAAACTAACGGATTAGAACTAAGTGGTCAAGGTGGTCAACCAATACAAGTTATTACAGGTATCAAGCCAAGAAAAAAAATAGATAATGGCGATTGATACTGGGTATAGACCAAGAAAACAACAAGAAGCCATACATGATTTGATGGCTGAAAAGCGTTTTGTTGTAGTTGTTGCCCATCGAAGAATGGGTAAAACTGTATCAGCAGTTAATGAATTAATACATTGTGCATTGGAGTGTGACTTACCAAACCCAAGATTTGCTTATGTAGCGCCAACATATGGACAAGCAAAAAGAGTAGCATGGGATTATTTACTTGACTACACAAGACCATTAAAAGCAATAAAAAATTCATCAGAGTTAAGGATTGACTTTCATAATGGAAAAAGAATTAGCCTTTATGGCGCTGATAACCCTGATAGTTTACGAGGCATTTATCTTGATGGTGTAATCATTGATGAAATTGCTGATGTTAATCCTTCTATATTTAATGAAATTTTAAGACCTGCACTTTCAGATAGAATGGGTTGGTGTATGTTTATTGGAACACCAAAAGGAAATAACCATTTTAAAGAGCTAAGAGATAGAGCATTAGAAAGCCCTGAAGGGTGGGGCTGTTTAGAGTTTAGAGCAAGTCAAACAGGCCTAATACCTGATGAAGAATTAAAAGCAGCAAGAAGAGAAATGGGTGAAGACAAATATGCTCAAGAATTTGAGTGTTCTTTTGACGCATCTATTGAAGGTTCATATTACGGCAAAATACTAAATGAACTACAATCTCAAGGAAGAATGACTGATATTGTTCGTGATGATTTATGTAAAACATGGGCAGCATGGGATTTGGGAATGGGTGATTCTACTGCAATATGGATAGCGCAAACAACAGGGCAGGAAATTAGAATTGTTGATTATTATGAAAACAATGGCGAATCATTAGACCATTATGTGAATTGGTTAAGAAATAACAATTGGTTTAATGCTACACAATTATTACCACACGATGTTCAAGTTCGCGAGCTAGGAACAGGTAAATCTCGTAAGGAGATGTTAGAAGAAACAGGCTTAGAAATTAACATAGTCTCTAAGCTTTCTGTTGACGATGGCATAATGGCAGTCAGAAGAATGTTGCCTAAATGTTGGTTTGATAAAAAAACAACAAAAGGATTAGAAGCATTAAAGAATTATCGTAAGGAATTTGACGAAAGAAGAAATCTTTATAATGATAAACCTTTACATGATTGGTGTTCTCATGCAGCAGATGCTTTTAGATATTTAGCAGTGGGTATGGACAATGTTGATTCAACATGGTCTAAACCACTACAAGTAAACAATTCATGGGTAGTTTAAATGGCAGATGATAATAAATTAAAGAGTATTTTAGACTCAGAGATAGATGACGCAATTGGTTATTTAGAAACTGAGACCACTGACGAAAGACAGAAAGCATTAGAATACTATCTAGGCGAACCTTATGGTAATGAGGTAGAGGGTAAATCTCAAATCATTACACGAGAAGTTGCAGAGGTTGTTGATGGCGCATTGCCACAATTAATGAGAGTATTTACATCTGCTGATGATGCCGTTGTGTTTGAGCCAGTGAATCAGGGTGACGAAGAAACAGCTGACCAAGCGACTAAATATGTAAACCATATCTTCTATAAAGACAATAACGGTTTTGAGATTATGCACGACTGGATGAAGGATGCACTTCTTCAAAAAGTTGGTATTGTAAAAGCATACTGGGAAGATAAAACAGATGTTACAAAAGAAAAATACTATGGCTTAAACGATGACGAGTTAGCCATGATTGCTCAAGACACAGAAGTGGAAATTGTTGAGCAAGAATCAATTATTGTTCAAGAAGCACAATTAGACCCAATGACAGGTATGCAGGTATCACCTGAAATGTCCAGTCATAACATTAAAATTAAAAGAACTACTGATAAAGGCAAAGTTGTTATTGAAAATGTGCCACCTGAAGAGTTCTTAATATCCAAACGAGCAAGAACTATTGTTGATTCACCTTTTGTTGCACACAGAAGAATGGTTACTAAATCTGAGTTGATAGCTATGGGATATGACAATGATATAGTTATGGATTTGCCAGTTGGTGATGCGTTAGAGTTTAGCCCTGAAAGAATTGCAAGATACTCACGAGGTGAGCAACCTTCTGACATGGATTCCAATGACGAATCTATGCAATTAGTAGAATATTTTGAATGTTATCTTAAAACTGACTATGATGAAGATGGCATTGCTGAAATGAGAAGAATTTGTTACGCAGGCAATGAAGTTTTACATAACGAGGAGTGTGATTATGTTCCGTTTCATTCTATTTGTCCTATACCTATTCCTCATAAATTTTATGGTCACTCTTTAGCAGACAGAGCAATGGATTTGCAGTTAATTAAGTCTACGATTACCAGACAAATATTAGACAATTTATATCTTACTAACAACTATCGAGTGGGTGCAGTTGAAGGTCAAGTAAACCTAGATGATTTATTGACATCAACAGCAGGCGGTGTGGTTCGTATGAAGAACCCAAATGCTATTGTTCCTATGACTGTTCAAAGTAACGCCAATCAATCATTTCCTATGTTGCAATACTTAGATGAGGTCCAAGCTAAAAGATCAGGTGTTAGTGATGCGCAGCAAGGGTTAAATCCTGACTTGCTACAGAATGTAACTGCTGCCGCAGTTAGCGCAATGACTTCAGCATCACAAGGTAAGTTAGAGTTAATCGCTCGTATTTTTGCAGACACAGGTGTTTCTAGTTTATTTAAAGGCATATTACATCTTGTATGTAAGTACCAACAAAAAGAACGCATCTTAAGCATTAATAACAAGTATGTGCCATTTGATCCAAGAGAATGGTCTACTGAATACAACATCACAGTCAATGTAGGTTTAGGTACTGGCTCTAAACAAGAGCAATTAGCGACTATGCAAATGATTTTAGACAAGCAAGAACAGATCATCACTCAATACGGAT